ACGGAAAATGCGGAAACATTTCCGCCGAGTCAACAGAAATCTTTCCTCTTACAAGTCACCATAGGCACGGATAGAATTCCGCACATGACGGAAACAATTCACGACCGCATCAAAGAACGATTGAGAATCATGGATTTGAGCCCCCAGGCCGCATCCATGAAGGCAGGTCTGTCGAAAGACACTCTGCGCAAGCTGCTAGCCAACAGAGACCAACTTCCCACTGGAAAAACGCTCTCGGCGCTGGCTCCGGCCCTTGAAGTTTCTGAGCAATGGCTGCTCACTGGCCAGGACAGCGGTTCCGGTCAACCACTGCAACCCCACCAAGACGTGCGGGTTGCCAATATTGAGCTACCCGCTAACTCTGCAATGCCGAAAGATGTGCCCGTCCTCGGCACAGCTGCCGGATCACACCATAGAGGAGCCTTCCAACTGACTAGTGACGCCATCGATTACGTGCGGCGGCCGCCTGCGCTGATGGGAACGAAAGACATTTACTCCCTTTATGTTGAGGGCAGCTCGATGGAGCCGCAGTATTGGCAGGGGGACTTGGTCTATGTTCACCCACACAAACCGGCGCGATCCGGCGATGCTGTCGTGGTTCAGTGCCGCATTGGGGAAGAAGAGCCCGAGGGTACAGTCGAAGCGACAATCGGCCTCTATGTTCGGCGTACCGGAGAGGCCCTCATCATCCGCAAGCACAACCCCCCGGCAGAGATCGAAATCAGAAACGAAGCGATCATTTCCTATCACAAGGTTTTGACCATGAATGAGCTCTTCGGAATCTAGTCAGTACTGACCGAATCAGCCTCCGAAATGCCCGGCAAATTTGCCGGGCTTTTTTGTTTCCGCGCACAGGCGCATGGAGTCAGCGGAAAGTTTTCCGCCTTCGTGGTTGACAGCGGAAACATTTCCGTCTTATGTTTCCGTCCATTCCTCCTAGTGAGTGGCGCGGAAGAGAAGTTCGCCACGGGGAGGTCCTTCCTTGAACCGGAGACGAACGATGCAACCGAACGGCGGAATTCACACCAGGAACACTATTGAGCGCATGGCCGAGGCGATGCGCACCATCGGCGAAGGCTGCACGGATCACGACCTGATCCTGAAAGGCTTCACCGAGCGGCAGATCACGCTCTTCGGTCCGAGGGCCACCGAACTCGCCACCGTCATGGCCCGAGCGGCGTAGCGCCATGACGAAGAGGGCGCGCCGCGGTGAGCCCTGCCCCTGTGGCTCATGCGCGGCGCGCTCATCCCTGAGGCCTCCGGAGAATTCTCGAAATGATCAAGCTTGGATCTTACGCAAAGGATTGCATCACGAACTTTTCGGGCGTGGTGACCGGGCATGCCGAATACATAACCGGTTGCGACCAATACCTTCTGTCACCTCAGAACCCCGATAAGGAGCCCAAGTGGTTCGACGAGCAGCGCCTCGATGTAGACCCCATCATCGCTCCGCTCACGCTAGACAATAGCAACGGCTCCGGCGCGGACATTCCCGCTCCGGTGAAGTGACCGGCAGTGGCGCGTCGCCGTGGACCCCTGCCCCTGTGGTTCACGCGCGGCGCGCTCGCCGGCCTCGCCTTCACTCTTCCCCTTCACCTGATCTTGCTCTGGAGCCTCTGGCCATGACTGAGCATTTCACCGGACACAACAAGGCGCGGCTCGAAGCCAGCCCCAATCGCTTCTTCCTCGCCTGCGCCATCCTCGCCCTCTCGATCGCATTCCTGATGTCCGCAGCGCTGGCCGGCACCACGGCTTTCCGCAAGGAATGGCAGTTCGAGTCGGATGCGCGCATATGACGGCGCAGGTCGCCCTCCCCCTCGGCCGCGATGCAGCTACGCGCCGCGAGCGCGCCAGCGCCGAGCCGATGGCCGTTCTTCGGGGCCATGATCTCACCGTCGCCGAGCGCTCCGCGCTGCTCGACTGCTACGCCACGCCCGATCGCACCTTCCTCGAAATCGCCAGGACGCACGGCGTCGATCGCGAGCGCCTGCAGGAACTCTGGTTCGATCTCTTCCTCCAGCCTTCCAACCAAAGGACCGTATGATGTCCCATCTCATCAAAAGGCGCGGCACTATGCCGGCCGAAAGCATCGTCTATCGGGACTGGAAAAACGGCATCAGCCGCGCCGACATGGCAACCTGCTACGGAGTCAGCGAAGGCGGACTCGCAGAATACCTGCGTCGTCGCGTCGAACGTTGGAGCCACCAACCGCCCCCACAGCTCTCCGTCACCTCCGGCAAGATCGTCAGAACCGTCGTTGCGATGAGCGACAGCGGTTACCGGGAAATCCAGATCTCGCTCCCCCGCATCACCATGCACGTCAGAGCCATGGAGGCGCGAGCATGAGCGGACCCCAGCAACATGCGACCGTCGACGTTGATGCAAAGGGCCTCGAAGTCGTTGAGGCGATCTTTCGAGACCTGCGCGACCGCCGTTTTCTCAAATGGATTTTCGATGAGCGTGGCGACGCATGTTTTATCGCGACCTTCGCCGACGGCGAACCGCTGAAGGGCCTCGATCTCGAAGTTCAGGGCGAGATCAAGGCCTCCTGGCAAGCGATCATCAGCAAGGCACTTACCCCCGCATCCCAGGCGCATTTGCGGGTGAAGCCGCTCGAATGGAAGCAGGTCGCACTAGACAGCCACGAATGGAACTGGCTCGCGGTCGCCAAAGCTGAAACGCCTTTTGGAACGTACTCTATCGAGAAACATACCAAGGGCTTTCTTCGGGTGATGTTCGGCACCCAGCGCGTCAGTCATTTCGAGCCAGGCCAACGAGCCGAGGCCGAGGCCTCCGCCCAAGGCGACCTCGAAGCTCGCATTCGCGCCGCCCTTGCCGCCACCGCGACGGAGGGCTCCGACCGTGGATGATAAGGTTATCGCTCTCGCCCAGGGAGGGCTACCCCTGCCAATCGCCCGAGTAATGCAACTGGCCAACGAACACCTTGGCGTCCGCCTCATCGCGGACGTTGACTACGATTTTGACCGCCTGCTCCTTCGGGACTTCGTCCCGCGCAAGATCAGTCACAATCTTAGCCGCCTCTCTCCGAACAGCGTCTGGGTCAGGAAGTTCAACCCCTTCGTCATCTCGCATCGGGCCTTCACCGTTGATGACGTCGAAGAAGTATCTGGGCATGCATCACCTTTCGTCAGCATAGATGGCCCAAAACCACTCTTTACCAAAATCGTTCCCGGCGGGATCTCCATCAATATCGAAGCTAACAGGCGCCAAACGGTCTGGCGCTCGTGCCCCGCACCCAAGATGAGGGAGGCGGGACAATGAGCATCGGATCCACTCACCGCGCCGCCATCAACGCCTTCAATGCGGCGGCCGTCAAACCGCAGCCCGTCAGCCATCGCACCATCCGCACCGCATTCCTAGACCAGAACGTCGAGCTGCCGCTGCGTCTCTCAGAAGACGACGTCGGCGTCGTGCTCGATCGCCACGGCTGCGATGTCTTCACCGTCGACGTGAACAACGAACGCCCCGACGATGAGGCAATGGCGATCGCGCTCTTCATCGTCGAGTGCGTCAACGAAACCGCCGGCTTCACCGAGGAGAAGCACGATGCCTGACCTCCTCCCCTTCCGCATCCATTTCGAAGATCCGGAGATCGCCCCGCTCGATCTCGACGCGCGCGACGCCAAGCACGCACGCCAGCTCGCCGCCACCCGCCGCGGCGTTTCCGACGGCGCTATCCGCAAGGTCAAGATCATCAGGGAGAGTGCTCAATGAGCGGCATCACGCTTTGGGAGCCGGAAGGCGACCTCGTCATTCACCAGGCGCTCGGCAAGCTCGCCGAGGAACTAGCCGAGCTGAGCCACATAGTCGCGCGTTGCCTCATCCAGGGATTCGAGGCGAGCGAGCCTGTCACCGGACGTCCGAACCGCACGCAGTTGCAGATGGAAATCGCCGACGTTGAGGCCGCACTCGATTGGCTTCGCGAGGTCTCCGGCGTCACAGACGATAGCGATCGCCGTTACAGCAAGCTTGATGGTTTCCGCCGTTGGCAGAAGATGCTGGAGGCCGCTCATGGCTGACGGCACCAAGATCGAATGGACGGACGCCACCTGGAACCCGATCACCGGCTGCGCCGTCGTCTCCCCCGGCTGCACCAATTGCTATGCGATGAAGCTTGCGGGCACCCGGCTTAAGAACCACCGAAGCCGCAAGGGCCTGACGAAGGACACGAAGGCCGGCCCGGTCTGGACCGGCGAGATCCGGTTCAACCGCAATTGGCTCGACCAGCCGCTGCGCTGGACGAAGCCGCGCATGATATTCGTGTGCGCCCATGGCGATCTTTTCGCCGAGGGCGTGGATGAAGTCTGGATCGACCATGTTTTTGCTGTCATGGCGCTGGCGCCGCAGCACACCTTTCAGGTTCTGACGAAGCGGCCGGAGCGGATGCGCGAGTATGTGCTCGGCATGCTGTCGCGAAGGCAGTTCATCGCCGGCTATGGGGCACTGATCTGGGGCGGGGATCGTCCGGATCTCGTCTATGAGACTGTCGACGATGCAATTGCCAAGCCACTGCCGAATGTCTGGCTCGGCGTCTCGGTTGAGGATCAGAAGCGCGCCGACGAGCGCATCCCGATCCTGCTCGACACGCCCGCCGCCGTCCGCTGGATCAGCGCCGAGCCGCTGCTGGGACCGGTCACGTTCCGATGGGCCTCGTGGCAGCCTTGGCACAAGGCCGGGAAAACCGACCACCTTGACGGTCTCCGTCGCCTCGACTGGATCGTCGCCGGCGGCGAGAGCGGCCCAGGCGCCAGGCCGATGCATCCAGATTGGGTGCGCGCCCTGCGCGACCAGTGCGCCGCCGCAGGGGTGCCGTTCCTGTTCAAGCAATGGGGCAATTGGCGCGAGGCCTGCTCTGACTGGCGCGATGACGAAGGCAACCATATCGAGGTTGCGCCGGACACGGACGAAGGCGAGGCACTCTTCGACGATGCCACCGATCGGCTGATCTCGGCAGATGGGCGACTGTTCACGCCCGATACCCTGCCGCCGGATACACCGGCTCGTCTGATCGAGCGCGTCACCAAGAAAGCCGCCGGCCGGCTCCTCGACGGCATCGAGCACAACGGCTTCCCGGAGGTGCGGCGGTGACCGATCATCCCTTCCTCTTTTCGGGTCTTATGGTCCGCGCCATCCTTGATGGTCGCAAAACGCAGACGCGGCGCCTGCTCACGCCTCACAATACGTTTTTCGACGGCCGGCCGTGGAGCAAGCCCGCCAAGGCGCAAGAATGGGACTGGAGGAATGCATGGGTAGACAACGGCCCATCCCCGGCCGGCAATCCCGGACCCTACCTGCACCTGCCATGGCTTGCGGGGGACGCAGATCCGTTCGAGCAGACCGTGCATCGCATTTACCCCAAAATTCAGCCCGGCGATCGCATATGGGTGAAGGAAACCCATGCGATCGTGCCGAGTACCGCCTACCGCATGAGCACTGGCCTCGATCAGACCGTGAACCCTGCCGATCGGGACGATGCCGCCGTGTATCGCGAAGGGTGGGAGCGTAGCGCGCCCAGTTGGAAACCGTCCATCTTCATGCCGCGTTGGGCTTCCCGCCTGACCCTGCCAGTGATTGCCGTAAAGATTGAGCGGCTGCAGGACATCAGCGACGCCGATGCCACAGCCGAGGGCTTGGCTGGCGTCGAACTGGATGGAATGGACCCGCGCGGTTGGTATCGCGACCTCTGGGACAGCATCAACGGCGCCGGCGCATGGGCTGCCAACCCTTGGGTGATCGCCTATAGCTTCGATCCACTGCGGAAAAACATCGACGAGGTCGCCCGATGAGCCACCCGGAGCCCTCGCCGCAACAGAAGCGCATGGACGCGATCCGAAACCGGGTCGCGCTCGCAACATCCGACTGGGGTATCCAGTCGGATGGCGGCAAGATCTGCCTTACCGCTGCAAGCCAGGAAGGCAATTTCCTCGTCGCGACGATCGCGGATGGCGCGCCGATCGGCGACAGCGAGATGGTTCTGAACGCGCCCTACGATCTGATTTGGCTGCTCCGGACCTATGATGCCCTCGCCGGCCGCTATCGCGCCGTGGTCGCCGAGCTGCGGCGCCACGCGCCTCCGCAACGCGAGAAGCCGAAAGACTACGCCGCCGAATGCGCGATGAAATGCGCCGAGCCGGCCTTCAAGAAATTCCTCGAGGAATGCCACGGCCTGGCGCGCCCGCTCACCGACGATCGCGCCGCAACGAAGGTCCGCTCCATCCTCAACATCGGCTCGCGGGCCGAGCTGAATGACGACCCGGCCGCAGCCGCGCGCTGGCAGGATCTGCGCAGCGCCTTTGACGCCTGGAGGCGCCGAGGATGAGCAGCCGTCGTGATCGCATCCGCGCCAAGATCATGTCCCGGGTACGGATCGACCCGGTTACCGGTTGCTGGGAGTGGACCGGCCCTGATTCCGGCAAGAATGGTCGCGGCAAGGGCTACCCGCGCATGTCCCTCGACGGACAGACCGTCGCCGTGCACATCGCTATGTGGACCAACGAGCACGGCTACATCCCCGGCAAGAAGGAACTCGACCACGCCTGCCGCAACCGCCTTTGCGTGCGGCCGGAGATGGATCACGTCGAGATGGTGACCCGGAAGGAAAACGCCAAGCGCCGCGAACAGGCGAAGCGCGGCATGATCGGCCACAACGGCGGGCCCAAGTTCGAGTGCGAAGAAATGGAGGCGAGCAGCTGATGGACGCTTCCAACCCGCGTGGAGAGATTTCGCTGGAACGCATCGAGAAGATGCTGCTAGTTTGCGCCGAACTCGTCGATCGGCGCGGCCCGATCGCGCAACCTCTGCTGGATCGCATGGAACGCGAATATCTTGCAGCCAAGGAGCGCGGCAAAAACGTCGATCGTATCCGTAAATTGATCGGAGCCAATTGAGCTACATTTTGGCTACATATTGGTTACATCGGCAATATTAGAGCTTCAGAATGCCCTGCTAACATCTTGTAAAATATGGCTACCGTAACCGCTCTCCTACCGGAGCCAACTCCGGCCCGGGGAGCCAGTTTCCAAAGCCCTGCACCTCACGGTGCGGGGCTTTTTCTTTAAGCATTTTCAACCGCTTAGCCGATCATCTAAACGCACCAACCCTCTAAAGGTTCGGTGCTGGCTTGCCTTTTTGGTTACATTTTGGCTACTTTCTGGACTACAGGGCACCGGAGAAGCGGCAATTCATGCGATCTGAAGATCTATCGCGGTATGTGGTGAAACACCCCGCAAGCGGCATCTACCGCTATTATCGCCGCGTCCCGACCGAAGTCGCCCACCTCGACAAGCGGACACACATCAAGCAGTCGCTTAAGACGAAGAGCATGAAAGAGGCGCTGGAGAAGGCACAGGCGGTTCACGACGCCGCGGAGACCTTCTGGCGGGCGCTGCTCGCCGGCAACGACAACGAGTCGGCATTTGCCCGCTATGAGTCGGCCGTGAAGCTCGCGCAGTCGCTCGGCTTCTCATATAAGCCGGCAGCAGAGGTCGCGGCTCTGCCCCTCGACGAGCTGGAGCGACGCCTTGCCGTCGTGGCCGAGAACATGGACCGCTCTCAGATCGTCGTCGATGCGGTCGCCGGCACTGTGGACGAGCCATCGCCGAGGCTCAGTAACGTCTGGTCGCTCTATGAGCGGCACAATGCCGCAGGGCTCACCGGCATGTCGAAAAACCAGATGCGGAAGCACAAGGTCTCGCGCGAGCGCGCGCTGCGCTACGCAATCGACGTGATGGGCGATCTCGAACTCTCGGCGATCACCCGGGCGGACGTGCTGAAATTTCGCGAGTGGTGGACAAGCAAGATCATCAGCGAAGGCCTGACCGCTGATAGCGCCAATCGCTCCTTCAGTGACATCATGGGCATGCTCACGCCAATCGACAGCGCCCTACACACGAATTATCACGCGGTCTGGGAGAAGGCACGGATCAAGGAAACGAACGCGACCAAGGGCGGCAGGCGCCCGCCCTTCCCCGATCAGTGGATCACCGACAAGATCCTCGCGCCTGGCGCGATGGACATGCTCGACGAGGATGCGCGGCTCATCGTCTATGCGATGGTCGAAACGGGCGCGCGGCTCGGTGAGATCTGCAATCTCCGACCGCAAGACATCCGCCTCGATAGCGAAGTGCCGCATATCGAAATCGCCGAGCGTGCCGATCGGCGGCAAAAGACCGAGCATTCAATTCGCCGCGTTCCACTGGTCGGCGTCTCGCTCTGGGCAATGCGCCAACGCCCACAAGGCTTCGGGAAATACCAGGACAAGTCGGATTCGGCATCAGCGTTGATCAACAAGGTGATGCGCAACAACGGCCTGATGCCCTCCGATGACCACACAGTCTACTCGCTGCGGCATAGCTTTCAGGACAGGATTGAAAATGCCGGCTGCTCCGACCGCATGCAAGCCGATCTCATGGGACACGAGTTCGGCCGTCCGCGATACGGTGACGGCGCCGAAATGAAGCGCCGGCAGCAGTTCCTCGAAGGCATCGTGTTCGCGTGGCCGCAGCTGGCGGCAGCCTGATGTGGCGGTCCCGGAGGGACTGCGAATAGCGTGGAAAAACAAGAGGCTACCGCAGCGGTTAGCCAAAGGGGTTTCTCGAATGTTCTCGAACAGATCACAATTCCACTGAACCTCAGCCGAACGGTTCTTGACGACCCGCCCAGCTCTAAAATATCTCAGTCAATGGATCGCGCCTGGGCGCACTAACCCGCGCCCCTGGAGGCCACATATGAACGTTGTGAACAGCGGCGTGCCTGCACCCCCGAAAGTGTCGGACAGCGCGGTCACAATTGAAGCCAGAAAGGTCACCTATGAGGCCCAATCTTGCCCTAAGTGTCACGCGGTCTTCAATGTCACGGCGCTAAAGGTTGGAACCATCGTTGAGTGCAACGCGTGCGGAAACATGACGCCTCGAGCAAAGCAGTTCACGCCGGTCCTTGACCTCGTCAAGGAGAGAACCCTGGTGTTCGTCGTAACCTTTACTGTAGGAGTGTTATCCGGAATTGCCGGAAATTACGCCTACGCATTAATATTCGCTCCACAAGTACCAGTGGAGGCAAATAACGGCGCACAATCTCAAGAGGACGCAGCGAAATGAGCATCAGCGTAGGAGGCGTTAATCTCGTCGACACCGCCCTGAATACTGAACTCCGGGTCATGGTTTTGGAAAGAATTATTGATCGCCTGCTTGTAGTGGCGCCACCTGGGACGATGACCCAGCCGATGCTTGACCAAATTAGGAAAGATTGTATCAACGAGATCAAACGCAAGTATCCGCAAGCCGGCATCCAGAACGGATCCTAATCCAGCTCAAAACCGGCTTCATCATCTCGCGACCTAATCCCCTTGAACGACGCATGCCGCAGCTTCCCATCATCCGTCCAGGCGCGATACTCGACTTCGGCGACCAGCACCGGCTCGACAAAGACGGCGCCTTTCCTCCTCAGGGCCACGGCCGGCACCTTCGTCACCATTCCCTCGAGCAGCTTCCGCAATTCTCGCGAAAGCTCATTTGACCAGCCGGTACCGCAGCCGCCGACATACACGAGCTCTCCGTCTTTGTGCGCCGCCAGCAGTAGCCGGCCGAGATGGCCGGGAACGGTCGACGGCTCAAAGCCGACGATGACGAAGCTGTCACGCCGCTTGCAGGTGATCTTCTGCCACCATTCTCCGCGGCCTGAGCGATATGGCTTCTCTACGTGCTTGGCGATGATGCCTTCGAGGCCGTGCGCGCAGGCAACGCGAAAGAACTCGTCGCCGTCCGCCTGCACCTCTTCCGAAAGGCGAATGGCGCCTTCCCGGCCGGCGACAAGCGGTTCCAGCAGCCGCCGGCGTTCGCGCAGCGGCAGACGGCGCAGATCGCGGCCGTCGAGATATAGAAGATCGAAGGAGAGGAATACGATCGCGCCGGCCTCGATTGCCGATGGCAACCGACCCAGGGCCCGCTGCAGCATGCCGAAATCAGATCGGCCTTGATCATCAAGCACGACCGCCTCCCCGTCGAGGATGGCCGTCTTCACGGCGAGCCGCCGCGCGTCGTCAGCGATCGAGGGAAAGCGATCAGTCCACTCATAGCCGCCACGCGTGAGTATCCGCACCCGGCTAGGCTCGATATGGACTGCAATTCGATACCCGTCCCATTTCACCTCGTAGGCCCAATCCGGCCCTTTCGGCGGCCTGTCGACGAGCGTCGCAAGGCAAGGATCGATGCGCGCTGGCATGGGATCAGTAGGAGGGAGATCGCGGGACTTCTTTGAGGATGCTCTGGCCATGGACCATTAACGCACAGGCCCGCGAAAAGCCGAATTGACTCTTTCGGTGGAGAGAACATATAGGAACATGCTCGATGGCGGTTCGGGCTCTCCCATGACCGTGAGGCACAGTTGCAACCTCAAGCGAGGAGGATCAGCCATGTCCGATCTCCCCAAACCGAAATATAAATGGCGGCAGACATGGCCGGACCACCGGAAACATTTTACCGGCTTCGATGGCGAGCGGAAATTCGCACATATTCACTGGTACCATATGGGGTGGTGGAACTGGTTCATGTGCTGGAACTGGGCAAAGAACGCGAGCAGATGGAAACGCCCAAACGGTCAGGAAGACTCGGCAAGGGCGGCGGCTCTTGAAGCCGAGGAATGCTACGAAGCTGTCCTGAGGTGCGAATGGCCTGGCATGGTGCCGGAGGACCTGCAATGCATGCTAGACGATGAGGAATGGATGCGGACCAGATCGTAGACCCTTGGGAACAAAGGCGGGCACCGAGGAATTATCATGATGCCGAGCAATTCGGCATTCAGGTCCCCCAACCTGTTAGGAAGTGCCCGCGGCCGCACCTTGGCGCGGGCACTCTTTTAGTCGCCGAAATAGGGGCACATCATGGCCGACGGGCAACTCTGAGCGCACGCTACCACTGGCTCGATCAACGCCGCAGCTGAGCGCCGTCTCGCTGGCTGGCCTCGATCCTCTGCAGGATCTCGCGCATCACACGCGTATCGATGGAAAGGCTGTTGAGCGTGCTCTCGACAGCCTTCATTGACGTCGCCGCCTCGGCCGCCTGCTTTTCCACCGCCGAGATCCGGAGCTCGTGATTGTCGATCTGCCGGAGGGAGACCTCCGCCGCGGTCAGGCGCTTGTCGAGGCGGTCGATGGAATTTGCCTGCGAGTCCTGGTTGGCGTTCACCCTCTCCCATGTCGCGCCCCATGCCACGAGCCCGCCGGCGAAGCCGAATAGGATCACCAGGGTGTTTAAGTTCCACTCGAATTTCCATGTTGGAGTTTTCACGATGGTTTTCTCTTCGGTTTCGTTGGCCAAAGTCCCGTGCCCCTCGTATGCAATGCCGGTTCGATAATTAGTTGCCGCAGCCGAGCGAACTCAGCATTCGATTATGAGCCGCCACGTCGTTCGCGAACGGCCGGTCGTTCTGGAGGATGTAGACCGTCGTTTCCAGCTTCGGACGAAGCGGAGCGAATCCGTCGCATGCATTCTGCTTGCTCGTCGTCTGGCAGCCCATAATCAGCGCACAGAGAGGCAGCGTCAGACCTAGAGACTTCAGCATCGATCTCGCCTTTCTTTCGGAGAATTTTGACGGAGGTTTCGAGGGCGGACACCGCAGCTTCGTCGCGTCCGGCAGCCTTCCCTTTAAAATAGGCCGGGGCGACCATGAGCGCGGCGCCGACGGCTGCCCCTGCCCCGATTTTCGCCCAGTCGAGAAGACCGAACATCAGCCCGCCTCCCGCACTCGGCGGACGAAGTACCAGAGCCCGACGGCGGCGCTGGCGACCATGATCGCGGCGAGCGCCCACTGAACCGGTCCGCTCCCGGCCATGATCGCGCCGCCGGCCGTTAGAATGCTGCCGATCGGGCCCCAGGCTTCCGGCTTCTTCAAAACCTCGCCTAGGCCTGTATCGCGGCTGTCGGCCTTCGCGCCGGCTTCGGGCGGCGTCTGCGGCTTCTCCACAGTCTGACCGCTCGCGTCGGCCGCCAGGCGCAGTGCGTTGCCAATGACGCCGGGCTGATCCTTCCACAACCCTTTCGGATCCTTCCCGGTGACACGAATGGTCCAGCCGCGGCCGTTCACCGGAAAGCCGGTGCTTGGATTGCTGAGAGATCGGAGAAAGCGCATGCGCTCGTCGCAGTAGGCACGGATGAGCGTGCTGACGCCGCCGGAATACTTCCGCACGGCCGCAAGCGTCTGCTCGCCTATGTGTCCATCTTCGCGAACGCCGACGACCCGCTGCAAGGACTTTACCGCCCGCGCAGGTCCAGAGTTCACCGCGAAGTCGAAGACAGCGTAATCCAGCCCTGGCGGAAGCAGATCGCCGCCGCACTGCAGCCAGAATGAACGTTGGTAGATGTCGACGGCCTCCTCGCGGCTCATGGCCTTCACCTGGTCGGCCGTCACTGACTTCACCCCACGGTGCGCCGCCAAGGTCCTATGCGTGATGCCATATTTTGTCGGCCCGCCGCGGTCCGTGCTGCGATTTGAATAGCCGCCCTCATCCCCGAACACGAGTTCGAGGGCGACGGGAAGAGTTTCCCGAGCCATTTTTCACCTTACTGTTTAGGAGGAAGTGTCTGCCCTATGGCAATAAAAAACCCCGCCGAAGCGGGGTTGTAAGTACGCATCAGCGGCGGGTCACAGAATGAAATAATCCTTCGTCAGCGTGACCGCGCCGTCCAGGCGAATTTTAATGTCAGTGATCATGTCTCCATTTACATCACCATAGATGTAAGTCTCGGAAGCCCCCTTGTAGTACCGCAACTCCCCGGCTGTGCCGGTGAACGACGTCTTCACAAGAGTGAATGCCTGATTGCCAGCAACGTCTGCAATTGCATCAATCGCAGACAGGTCAATCTTGTCCCCTTCGCCCGGGAGAAAATCGAGGATTGTGTCGAACATAGACCCGGCGGACTCAGCTGTCGATTTGAAGACAAACCTGTCAGCTCCTACTCCTCCAAGGAGCTGGTCCGCGCCGGCTCCCCCAAAAAGCTTGTCATTTCCAGCCCCGCCGATCAGCGTGTCATTTCCATCCAGGCCCCATAAGGTGTTACCCGAAGAATCGCCGGTGAGGACATCCGAAAAGCGCGACCCGGTCAAATTCTCAATGGAAAAGTATCTATCTCCCTTGGCCTCGTTTGTATTGCTCGCCGGCGCAGCGAGACTGGCAGTCACACCGGCCGCTGCGTACACGTACGACGCAATGTCGCTGCCTTCACCTCCATAAAGCCAGTCGATACCTTCCCCGCCAATGATGGTGTCATTTCCGTCATATCCGTACAGGCTATCATTCCCGGCCCTGCCTTTGAGGATGTCGTTTCCATCGAAGCCGGCGAGAACGTCCGAATATTTTCCTCCGGTGAGCGTGTCGTCGCCTTTCAGAACCTCCTTCAGAACGAGAGCATCGTCATCAAGTTCGTAGGTTTCCGCGGCGTCGGCTATTAACGTTGCGTCGACTGGTCGGCCTTCGATTAGAACCAGTTGCTTACCATCGGCCTGGTAGGTTGCATAGCTGGTAACGGTACCAGATATCAACTTACCGTCGGCGTCGTAAGTGAACCCCTCCCCCCGAAGCTCCTCGTACTCGCCCGTACCAAAAGTGGCCCGGAAGAGCGTAGCCGATCGGACGAATGAGTTCGCTAAATAGAGTAAGCTGAAATCCACATTGAACTGGAGAAAATAAGTATCCGAAGAAACCGTGATCCCTGACATAGTCGCCCCTGGTTTTATTGCACGCTGGCTGTGCTTAAAGCACCCACAAGTTGCAAGCAAGATCGTTGCAGGTATAATTCTGAAGCCAGCCAACCCTCCCGCCTCGCGGACCTCCGCTCGCTGAGACTTTGACTCGACAATTCAGCGACGCTATCAAGCCCCCACGCCAAAAAACAGCAGCCCCGGGGGAAACCATGAGCAACGAGAATCAGAAGCGTGACGAAGAGGAACTGAAGGCTATCGGGCGCTCCTTCCGAGAGGGACTGGCGAAATACCGTAAGACCTATGGCAAGGTTCCGGATTTCGTGATTGACGGCCCCCGCGTTGCGATCAACCCGCAACTGGTAACCGATGCGAGGCTTTACGCAGAGAGAAACCAGATCATCGACTCCCTCCCCAAGGGAGCGGTTTGCGTGGAGGTCGGCGTTCAGCGCGGAACTTTCTCCCACGCGATATTCAACAGGTGCGCTCCCAAGGAGATGCACCTTGTCGATCTCCACCTTAATCAGATGACCGTAAGCTACCCCCCGGAGGAGATAGGCAAGCGAGTCCACCTGCACGAAGGGAAGTCTTGGGAGGTCATGGAAACCTTCCCCGACGACTATTTTGACTGGGTGTATATTGATGGCGCCCACAACTATGCATCTGTGAAGAAAGACCTTATACAGGCCTGCCGCACGGTAAAGCGCGGCGGATATGTGATTTGTAACGACTACATGACGTGGAGCACTTCAGAAGGATATCCGTATGGCGTGCTCCCCGCCGTGAATGAATGCGTAAACGCCATGAACTGGCCCGTTAAAGCCCTGTCGCTCCACCAGAGCGGCAATTTTGATATTGCTTTCCAACGGCCCATATAGTGAGAGCCAAATGCATATAGCCTTTGCAACTGACGACAATTATGCGGTTCACCTCGCAACAGTCCTTTTGACCATCCTTGAAGCTCACCCGAGCGATTTTTCAGCTACTTTCCACGTCCTCGACTGCGGCATTTCCGCCCAGCACAAGGATGCGCTCCGGGTGCTTGTTGATGGTTCCCAATGCACAATACATTTCCACGAAGTTCAGCAGGATTTAAGCCTTGGCGCCTCGACGCCTGACTACATTAGTCCCGCCACCCTCGCGAGGCTGCTGATGCCGTCGCTGCTGATCGGCGTCGATAAAGTCCTTTACCTCGATATCGACGTTGCGGTGATCGGGGACCTGCGCCCCTTGTGGGAGACGGATTTAACGGGATACAGCGCCGCCCTAGCCGAAAGCTTCTGGACTGTTTACGACACGTATAAGTCGCGTGTCGGACTTAAACCAGACGAGCCATATTTTAACGCTGGCGTCATGCTGGTCGATCTCGCTTCGTTGCGCCAGAACGGAGCTATGGAGCACTTTTTCGATTACTATCATGCCGAGAAAGAGCGACTGGAATACGCAGATCAAGACGTTATCAATCACTGCCTTCGCGGTCGCATCAAGCCTCTTCACCCGGAGTGGAACGTCCCGACCGGCATAGAGAATTGGAAGCCAGGTCATACTCTTACATTCGGAGCAGAGGAGCACGAGCAGGCCTCCAACGACCCGAAGATTGCGCATTATACGGGCCGGAAGAAGCCTTGGAACAGAAGCTGCCGACATCCTCTGGCTAACCATTTTCGCCGCGCTGCAAGGAGAACGCCATGGCCCGACGGGAGCGGCACGGCCGCAATCGACAATTCGCCGTTGGTCTCTGTGATTATGTCGGTTCACAACGAGGAGCAACACCTCCACGATGCTGTATCATCTATATTGACGCAGACCTATGCGAACCTCGAGTTCATCGTAGTGAACGACGCGTCGACGGATCGGACCCGGAACATTCTTGCCGGCTTCGCAGCTGAAGATGACCGGCTCACCATCCTGGACAACGAGGAGCAACTCGGTCTCGCCGCAAGTCTGAATAAGGCGATGGAAACGGCCCGCGGCGCCTACATTGCCCGCATGGACGGCGATGACATCAGTTTCCCGGACCGTATTCAAAAGCAGGTCGACTTCCTGGAAGAGCACCGGCAAATAACGGTTCTCGGAACGAAGGTATCAGTCATCCGCGCTCTTTGGTGGGAGAGCAAGGATTACAGCTACCCGCTCTACGAGAAAGATCGCGAGATAAAGATAAACTTCCTGCGCCGACCGGGCATCATTCACCCGACAGTCATGATGCGCGCAAGCGTGCTGCGAGAGCACGGTATTCTTTACAATCCCCTTTTCCTGCGAAGCCAAGACTACGAACTCTGGACACGCATGGCATTCAAGCACTGGCTGAAATTCCACAATCTGCAGGAGCCGTTGCTTCACTACCGAGTTAGGAGCGGCGACCGCTCCGCCAACCTGGCGATCCAAGAAAAATACAAGATGATGATCTTGTCAGAGCTGTTGAACCGCCTCGGATCCAAAGACGATGCGAAACGCCTAGAGTTCCATGCGCGTTGGGCGGCCGGCAAGCTGCCGAAGCCGAAAGGGATGAAGATCCAGGACAAGGCCCTTATGGATCACTTCAAATTTCTGGTGGAGGCGAACAACAGGAAAAAGATGCTGGGCCAGCAGGGTTTTAGAAAATTCCTCTTCGACGACATAAAGAAGGAGGTCTTCTATAGTTTCCGGCAGGGCTGGAAAGCCTGGGCACGTTACCGGAAGTCACCCGTGCGGAGTCATCTTGGCTTCAGCAATGAGGAAGAGAAGATCTTCCGAAGACGCTGCCTTCTGTGGGAGATTTGGCTGCGAGTTCAGGCGACACCAGTTGTCGGGTTCCTAGTCTTTATGGCGATGGCAGTCGGGTCTCCTTCCATACTTTACAAATCCGCCGCACGAAAAGGATAGTTGTGGGACGAAAAATTTACCTGGACCTGGGTGCGAATGTCGGCGACACCATCGCAAAATTTGCTGAATGGCACCCAAGCCATCTCATCTGGGGGTTTGAGGCAAACCCCCATTTGGTTCGATCCCTGCGGAAGCGCTTTAAAGGGAACCAGAAAATTAAGATCATGCACAAGGCGGCATGGGTGTCCGATGGAACAATAGAACTCTTTCTCGGGCACCCTCTCTCGTCAACTGTGATGGAGGGCAAGGTGCCTATGCCACAGGCGCCAGAGTTTGAGATCCATTACGACAACTCAGTTGAAGTCCCGGCAGTGGACTTTGCCGCTTGGCTACTCCGGAGAGTCACCTTAGCCGACGATGTGACCGTGAAGATGGATATAGAGGGCGCGGAGTATCCAGTGTTGCGGCGTATGATCGAGACCAAAGCTATAAAGCTGGTCGATCTTCTTATATGCGAGTTTCACCAGAACCGGTTTCCTGCCGAAGGTCGCGACCACGACCTTCTACTCGCGGAGATAGCCAAGAGAACTAGGCTGATAGAGTGGCACTAGGAGCCTAGGTGGCTTTGTCGGCGAGGGCGATGAGGCGGTCAAACGTCTCATTGTCCGCCACCCCGTGGGCCGGCAGCCCCTGAGACCACTGGAATTTCATGACCGCTTTCTCAGTATACCGGTCGTACACGTCGCTATGGTCCAGATGATCACCGTATCCGCATTGCCGGAGAAGCCATTTCAGCGAGGAAACGTCCTCCCCCTTAGAGCGGTATGTCAGGGTATCTTCGGCGTACATTGCCATTGATCGTGTTCCTACAGCCTATCCTAGAGGCTGCAGACATAGCCGCAGCCTCTCTCGGTTGTCTATAGGGCAATTTGAGAAGGGAAGCTTTGCGGTCACTAGATGGTCGCCGAGACACCCCTATTCTTTGTAGATGATGCCGTGACGGGATAACGTGTTAATGGTTCTGCCTGCGGTGCCTGTCGCGCCGTTGGCGTTTATTTCCGACCCGTTGTTGATCATGAAAGAAACAGCATTCCCGGCCAACCCAGCAGCACCGGAACCGTCGGCACCTTGGGCGTTAACTTTGCCGCCGTTGACAGCGTTGACTGCGTAACCAGTCCCAGACCGGCCGGCATTGGTTAGAACCGCAATTGGCGCCTCAACCTTACCTCCATCGGCCGTGATCGCGTGACCGTTCGCGTTGTTCAAGTTAGCGTTGCCCAAGAAAACATCGGATCCGGAATTATAGACCGCCTGTCCACCCAACGCACCTTGAATGAGACATGATCGCAGGTTTGCGCGCGCACCTTCCCGGAGTTCGACGGCGTTAGTGAGGGCATTGTTCAATTGTGCTGACCGGGCCGTGGTGACACCATTCTGCATTATGAGTGCAATATTGCAGTTGTTCGCACTTCCTGAACCGAACCTTACATACGCGTCGATGTTCTCTATGCCTGCATATGTCGAGTTGGAAACGTTCGCGCCTTCCGCGTCAACGACAGCTAAACCCGCTACCATCAACCCCTTATATCCGCCGGTCAAAATCGAATTTCTGACCTCGACAATAGAATGCGCGGCACGTACACAAGCTTCGCCGGCTTCACGGAAGTCGGTCGCCCGTGCGATTGCGATGGACCCGTTTGCAATGTGAAGGCCACGCTTTTCGGCCTTCCTCACGCCCGCGCCGGGGGCCACATACACCTTTGAATTGTCAACCACGAATATGCCGCTTCGACCACCTTCCCCTGGCGTCGGCGATCCAGTGGTATTCATTTCAAACAACGCCGCTATGGATGGCAGGACGGCGCACTGTGCAGCCGTGAACGCCGGAAAATACAAGTTGTATTGCGGCTCGGACAAAGAGGCTCGATCGATGGTGACTAGGGGATCGTCGGCAGTGATCGTGATCCAGCCAAAATCCCGTTTGTAAACGGCTATCTGTTCCATCATGACAAACCCGCTGAGTAGGCGGATCTGAGCGGTAACGCCGTTCTTTATGTAGCGCGGGGCATCCAGCAGCGAAAGCATTTCCAAGGCTGCATTGATCGTCGAGAATTGCCCCCCGGGCCCTACAGTGACAGTTATGTCAAAGTCGAATCCCGACCCCGGTTGCCTGTACCAAGTGTCGCCACCGGATACAAACGTGTCGTTGCTGCCTGTATTCGTCCTACCGTATGGGCCGCCGAATCCGTCCTCCTCAGACGTATTGCCCCGAACGGTCACGACATTTATGGAGGGATCGATAGTCGCGGCAGATGCAGCCGCCTTGGTCGGGAATGCGAGGTTGTTGTTTGCCGCCGCCTGCGCGATGTTGGCCCAACCTTCGGCAGCCGCGACGATCGAGCTCGAGACCTGATCGTTCAGCAATCGGAAATTGATGCCGCTGACGATGCCGAGCACGATCATGCCGGCAACAAGGCCGCCAGCGACGACATCATTGCCGCTGTTCGTCTTGATCGTGAGCGCAGAGCCGCCGTTGAACGAGACGGTCACAGGCGATGAGGTATTCGCCTCGAAAATGTTCATCCAAACGAGGGCGGACCCGGAGACAGGGATGCTCGTCGTCGCCTGAATGGCGTTGGGCGTGCCGGCGCCTGTGTCGCTCGCGATGATGAAGCTGAAAGGCAGATCCGCGACGCGCGTCCACAAGCCGGTACCAGACGCCCCGACCTTCATGTACACGCCGTTGTTGGCAGCGACAGGATCGCCGATCACCCAGGCGGAGGAGTGGTTACCATGAGCTAGATCAGCATCCAGCGATGCCTTACTCGTGTAGATCATCCCGCCGTCCGACAGAAACGCATTGATAATGGTTTCGTAACCGCCCAGCAGCTCGCGAACTTCGGCCTTTTTGACCTCGTGGGCTCCTGACGACGGCACACCATCGGTTTCGTAGTCGCGAAAGACCTGATTGGCGGTGACCATTCTCTTCTCCAAAGGCAAAAGGCCCGGCGATTGCCAGGGCGGAAAAGTTTCAAATGTCGCTTGTTGCGGGTGGGTTAGATGACGGTGAAGGCGCCGGTTGCGACCGCCGTGCCGGGAGTGCCCGACGGATTGATCGACAGCAGCCAGCCGTAATAGGTGCCGGCCGTCAGTGACGTGACGACGCGAAGGTCCGTCGCGCTCGGCGGCCCGTATTCGGTCGCCGCGAGCGTTGCCGTTCCAAGGTCATCGACGGTGTTTATGTAGATTCGACATGCGTAGTAGTTGGCCGAGTTTGGAGCCGTCCAGCCGAACTCGGCTTCTCCCGGTGTCGACACGTCCACGCTGACAGCCGTGACCGGCGCAGGGGCAACAGGGTCCGCTGTGGCCGTCAGGAAGACGTAGTCGGTCCAGTCAGACTTCGTGCCACCGCCCCACGCGCGCAGGCGCACCTTGTATTCCTCGCCGTCGACCAGATAGCCCGAGCGAACCTGTGTCGCGCCGGCCTCCGAGAACACCGATTGCACGCCCGTCGATCCGCTGGTGCGGTCGTATTCGAGCTCGTAAGTGAGCGTGTCGTCTACGAAATCCCAAGTGGCCAGAATAAAGGCGGCCGTTGCGCCGCCCGAGACCACTTCCGTCTGTATTGATGCCGCGAAATCGACGGGCACCGGCACGCCCTCATCGGGCAAGGGCTCGACCGCCTCGCCAGGCTCGCCCTCCTCCGTCGCGGCGTTGAAGCTGTAGAGCGACGAAGACACGATGATGCCCGAGAACGACACCCGCATGTTGCGGAGATCGATCGTGACGCTCGAGGTGATTTCGATCGTCGCCTCTGCCAGCCCGCGCGATGGGTAGTGAACCGTCACGAAACGGCGATAGGCCAGATCGCGCACGCCCTCGGCGGTGTAGTCGGCGACCACGGCCACCTTGCGCGCATTGGCCCGGATGAAGATCAGCTTCTGCTTCCGCTGGCAGTGGTTGTGGCTCTGGATCGCCGCATTCTCGAAAGTCCGCGTGCGCTCCGTGTTGTCGTCGACCACGGCATAGGGGTCGCCGTAGATCGCGGCATCCTCGGTGATGTAATCCTTCGCCGTGTTGACGTACCGGCCGCGCACGCCGAGCACGGTGTTCGCCCGGCGCTTGTTCTTGTCGACGCGGATGCTGAAGATGCTCTCGGCATCCAGGCGAACATCCGGAGCCACGAACTCGCCGGCATGAACGCCGATCTTCCCGTCTGCCCGCTCATAGACGACCATCTCGGCCGCCTCATCCATGATGCGCCCGACTTCGATCGGGTCGTTGCTGGCGCGGAACCAGAAGCCGCCGTGATAGCGCTTCTCCGTGCCGCCGTTGCGGTTCGTCACGTTCTGATCGCAGACGTTGGCGGCATTCGCCCAGTCGGGCAGATACATGTTCTCATAGGCCATCTTGCCGCCGACCGGGTGGCAGAGGTGCCAGAGCCGCATCAGCGCAAGGTTGCTTGAAAACTCCCAGGTGTTCGGGTTGTTGTAGCGGTGCGAGCCGGATCCGCCCTGCGTGCTGTCCTTGCGAGGATCATAGAGAAGCGCGCCGTCGCCTACCGCCGAATGCTCCGGCATCTGGTTCGGGTAGACATCGAGAAATTCTTTCTGGTCGACCGTCCTGCACCGCATCAGGACGGATGCCAGCCCGTCGCCGCGGCAGTTGTTATCCCAGATCGTCGGGAACGCCGTGACAACTTCCGAATAGGCGGTTTCGGCATTCAGACCGAGGCGCGTTTTGATGTGAACGAAGCTCACGCCGTCCTTGTCGTAATGGCCCGGCTCGGTCACTCCGCCGTCAACGTTGAGTGTCGCCGGGTCGTCGTGAAGGTAGTGCCGCACAAATTGGTGGATGCGGTGACCGGCCCACACGATGATGTGGTATGCCGTGCCGTTCTTCTCCTCGAGGAAGACGTAATCGCCGCCCTTCTTGGTCCTGCCGAGGACATAGGGAAGCGACGGCACGCTCTGTTTCAGGTTATAGCTGCCGTCGTCCGGCTTCGGCACCTTCGGCTTATCGACGAACATGCCCTGCAGGGCTGCCGCGCCGAAAGCGAGGCCGCCGGCCAGCGCAGCATAGGTCCCGAGATAAAGCGCGTTCGCGGCCCATGTCGCCGTCGCCAGAGACGACACGATAAGCGCGATGCTATCGATAATGCCCGGCATCAGATCATCCAGATTGCGAGGGGAGCGGCCGTCATGAAGACGACGCCGTTCTTGAAGCGGACATTCCAGCGCTCTCCGTCGTGGATGGCGCCGAACTGCCGATGAATGTTGGTGACGCTTCCGATCACGCCGATCGCGCCGCAGCGCGGCCGCTGGAGCGGTTTCCCGTGGATTCTATCGACGCAGGGGGCAACGACAGCCGGGACGTTCCCTTCCCGCTCAACGATTGCCCGGAAGCCCTCTTCGCTGTCATAGGCGCCGCGCAGGTGCTGCGCCGGATCCGGATAGCCCAGCCAGATCGCCCATTCGGCAAGGGCAAGGCAGCAATCCACCTCGACACCCGGCGACCACGGCTTTTCGCGATAGACGGCAAGGAATTGCTCGAGCGTCTGTTCCATTTACCAGTTGGGCCATTTTATTGTCTGGTCACGCATCAGAGGGACGCGCTTGCAGAACTCGTCATCCGGCGCCGAGGGGTTCAGCAGTTCAGACCGGGCGCGCTGGTCGACATCCGAAAGAACGGCGCCATTCGTGACCGTGCGCAAAGTGAAACGGTTCGTGGCCTCGACGTTGACCACCGATCTGATCCCCTCGTTGGTGGCCTCGTCCGCGACATCCAGATTGTCGATGTCGCCGGTGAAGACGATGATCGGATCACCGTCGGGCTGCTCGTCCTCATCGAGGATTTGCAGCTTGACGATGAACGGAGAGCCTTGGACCGAGGTCTGCTCGTCGTACTCCCAGATTTCATCGGCCGCCGACTGGGTAACCGATATGAGAGACAGCGCCAGCGTGTAGGCCTCGCCGTTGATGGCCGCCTGGATTGATTGCAGCGCGTCTTCCGTGAATTGCGCTGGCCGGTACATGTTGCCGTCGCCGTCAATGAACGGACCACCGGACCCATCCCACGCGCGGATTGTGGCCTCCGGCAACTCGATGTCGCAGAGGATACGAAGCGATTTGATCGACATGGTTCCTCAGAGATTTGCCCAGTAATCGGCCGCTTCGACGAAAGAGACGCTCCGGCGCTCGAAAGGCACCGCATCAACACCGCCGTCCATGCCGCGATCTTCTGCCAGTCTGCAGATGCACGTTGGCTGGTCGAATTCGAGGTCGGCGCCCGCCGGGATCAGCTCTCGCACAGTCGGAGAGATCGGGAGTGTCCAGATGTCGCCGTTGATCGAGAGAACAGGACCAGTGCGATAGAGCGCGTGGTGATACGAGAACCTGACGCCGACCAGATCAGCGGCGGCGTTGATGATCCGGAGCCGGATGGACGTTGCCCCCACCGGGGTCACGCCATCGGTCACGACCGAAATTGCGCCCTGCGTGTATGGCGTGCCGTCCGAGAACGGCGTGTCGTCGCTGTGCTCGGTCTCGATGATTGGCTCAAAGCGGCCAGAGGCATACGGAGCAACATCTTGCGACCACGCAGGAACTGCGATCAGGCCGGCCGCTCCGGAAAGCTTCTGGCTGATTGCCTCCCATGTGCGCCGCTGGGCGATCGAATGAACGGGAATGTCGATAAGGTCGATCGACCAGAAGCCGAGATCCGTCCTCACTGCCGGCTGGAGGCCGCCGAGAGAGCGGCCGCCGGTGCGCGTGAATGGGTTCATGTTCGGCCGGCACTCGGCGGGTGTCAGCAGGTCCGCCGGCCACTGGATGACGTCAACCATTGCGATAATCCCCGCCTGCCTTGCTCTGCTGATAGCTCGCCATCGCCGCCGGCGCTTGGCGGTTTGCCTCGGCAACCGAGGTTGCCACGATGCGCGGTGATGCCTTCTCGATCGAGCTGTTCACGTAGGGCTCGATCGTGCCGTTCTTCGGATCGACCCCGACCATGACAAAGACCTGTTGCGCGCTCCTGTTCTCCTGGCCCGGCTTCGTGATCGAAACCGTCTCGTTCGGAGAGGCCTTGAAGGCGACGAGCTGGCTATCCACGCCGCCCGCGCCGCCGACCTTGAAGGAGCCGCCATTCGCGAATCCGAACAGCTTTCCGATGCCGCCAAACAGGCCGCCGAAGAGGCCGCCGGAGTTCCCAGCGATACCGCCGCCGAACAGTGCCTGAAACGCCTGGTTCATAAACATGTCGGAAAGCTGCCCGAGGAGGTCGTTTAGAACATCCTTGACGCTCTTCGATCCGTCGATCAGGCCTTGGAACACACCGCTGAGAGAACTCGAGATGTTGCTCCCGAGTTGATCCATCCCGTTGAACGCGCCCATAACAGTAGAGGAGACACCGTTGGCCGCTGCGAGCGCGTTGGGTTGGGTTGCGGTGATACCGTTGGCGAGACCTTGCACGATGAAGGTGCCGATCTCGTGCATGACGCGCGAGGGCGAATGGATGTCGAATGGCGACTTAAACCAGCCTACCATGCTGTCGCCAAGCGCTGAAACCTTGGCCTTGAGGCCTTCCCACTTCGCCTGAATACCCTGCCAGAGTCCATCAACGATCTGGCCGCCGATCTCCAGCATCTTGCCGGGGATGGCAACGAAGACGCCGATGATCTCCTCCGCCAAACCTTGCAGAGAGGCGACTAGCTGGTTTCGAAGTTCGATGATCCGGTTCCATCCGGCTTCGAACTGTGCCCAGGCTCCCGTCATCAGATTGATGATGGAGTTCCCGAGGTTCACGATCTGGGCGCCGAACTCGACGATCTGAACGACGAAATTCGCGATGGCCGGCGCATTGTTCACGAGCCAATCGGTGAACGCCACCATGTGCGGTAGGAGTTGCTGCGCGACCTGCGCGGCTATGGCGCCGAACGTGCCTTGAAGGCGCGAAATGTTGTCGTTGAACGCCTCCGCATTGGCGCCCATCTCCTTCGTGAAAACCTGCCCGAAGCTGTCGGCCTCCGCCATCAGCTTCTGTAGAGCCTCCGAACCGCCATTCAGAAGCGGGATCATGTTCGCGCCTGAGCGGCCCATGAGCTCCATCGCGAGCGCGGTCTTCTCCGCGCCGTCGGGCATGGCGGCGAATCTATCCGCCATCTCCGAGAGAACCTGGCTCGTAGACTTCAACGATCCGTCCGCATTGGTGACGGTGACGCCGAGCTGATTGAACTTCTCGATCGCGGAGGCCGAGCCGTTCTTTGCCTCGGTCATGACTTTCGAGAGTCGACCGACAGAGGTTTGCAGGCCCTCGAAAGAAACTCCCGAGAGGTCGGCGGCATATTTCAGGCGGGAAAGCTCCTCGATGGGTATGCCGATCTTGGCCGCCGCCTTCGACATGTCGTCAGCAGCATCAACCGCACCCTTAACGCCTACAGCAAGCGCCCCGCCGACAGCGGTTGCGGCCGCACCAACGGCGAGCAAGCCCGTCTTCGCCATAGAGCCGAAACGAGACAGGCCGGACTGCGCCTGCTTCAGCCCGTTGGAGAAGGCCGCGCTGTCGATGCCAAGGTTGACCCGGAGGGCGCCAATCACTGCACTACCGGCCATGTTTACCCTTCCTGTGCCGTGATGCCAGCCAGCCGCGCGTGACCGCCTGGATCTCTTCCGGCGTCATTCGTCTGCCTGTTGGCTTGTCGTGGTCGCCGAGGAGCTCTTTCAGCTTCCAGAATTGTCGGCTCTTCTGCGGGGCGTAGGCCGTCATGTAGGCCGTGTGCCATGCAATCGACATCTGCGCCTCGCGCTCCCTCTTGAGCCTTGCAACGGCGCCATCGAGGATGACGCCGATTTCTCTCGGCGTGAGCGCCCAGAAAAGCGAAGGGTCCTGCCCGCTTTCTACCCATGATCTGAGTAGCCTTAGCGGTCTGAAGCCTTCGCCTTCTGAGGGTTTTCATCGGCCTTCACCTCCGGGAATGCCAGAGCGAAAGCCTTCCCGATCGCCTCCATACAGGCGGGAATGCCCGCCTCAGTCGCGAGAGCTCCGGCATCCTTCAACTGAGTGTCAGGATGGTGATCTCGAAGGCCGGCCCAAATGAGGGCGCGGACGGTAGACATTCGGACGTTTTCGGCCTTCTCCATCCCGGAGGCGATCTGCGCGACCGGCATGCCGAGATGATCCTCGAGCTCGCAGAGCGCGTTGACGGAGAACGACATGGTGTAGGCGCGCTCTCCGACCTGGAAAGCGACAGAGCCGCGTGACGGGTTTGCCATTATGCTTCAGTGCCCCACGTTTCAGCGCCAGAAACAGCGACCGTGATCGTCGCCGTCATGCGGTCGTCGATCGGAATTGCCTTCGAATAGCCGATGATCGCGGCATCGAAGGTGACGGTCACGCGAGGAGCCGCGCCGGGGAACGTGATCCGATGCTCGACGGTCTCGCCGCTGTCCATGAGACCGCGCAGCAGTTCGTCCGTCGCGTTGCCCGGGATCCAGTTGATTTCGAAGGTCGCCTCGCCGTTGTCGATCAGGCCCGAGATGTATTCGCGCCGGCGGCCGGGAGATTGCATGTGCGTGGCGTCGATCCGGTCGGCAGCCGCTTCGCCGGGGGTTACGTTGATGACTTCCGCCACTTCGACGAAGGCGGGTGTCGTGAGGCTGGCATCCCAGATTTCATAGGTGGTGCCGTAGCCTATGCGGGCGTCGGTCATGGGGTTTCTCCATATAGAACGGTGATGTCGATGGATGCGCGGAACAGGGTGTTGACCTCTCCCGCGTCCGCAGCGGGCAGATTTCTTTCGCTCTCGATAAAGATGCCTTGGATCATCCCGCCTTTGTGGCCGGACAGGAGCGACTTCACGGACCGAGCGGTGGATGTCAGTGAAGTGAACGTATTGGCGTAAATGTCGACTTGAACGCGGCTAGAAACGAACCCGGAGGCCCCTTGGAGGTGGTAATTGGGCAGGGCATCTACTTTGTTAAGAACGATGTTCGGATATGCCGTTTCCTGGGGCGCCCGCACCCAATAGCGGCGCCCGCCGGCGACGGACGCCAGCAGCGCGGTCAATGCCTCTTCCATCACGATCCTCTTGCCAGCTTGGCAGCCTTGCGAGCGAGGCGCTGTGCCGCCTTCTCAATCTCATTCCAGGTCTCGGTCTTGATGATGTCGAGAACCTCGCGCTGCTTCCCGTCCCACGCCGGCCGGGCGAAGCTCTGCGGCCCGTGATTGATGTTGCCGAACTCCTGGTTCCATGCCGCAGGGTCAGGGCCCGGCCCCACGAAAACCTCGGCAAATGCCTTGTCGTTCTTGAACTCGCGGCGATGCAGCTTGGCTTGTCGCCTCGATAGTTTCGTGCCGACGGCGATGCTCGATTTCAGGTCGTTGCCGCCTGTCGATGCATCATCGGGCGCCAGGCTGCGCATTTCGTCCGCCAGAGGCTCGCCTGCTTTCAGTAAGGTGCGGCGCAGGACCGCCTTCGCGGTGGATTTGGGAAGTTCGGCCAAGGCGCGATCAAGCTCCCGCAGCCCTTCAACTCTCTCACGCGCCATCGGCGTCAACGTCCCTGATCGCGGTGATCTCAATAAACCGGTTCCGACCCTCGTCGGCTTCCTTTAGGCCGTGGATGTTCCACAAGCCGCCGTCGTAGCTAAGGCGGTCAGTTGGCTTCATGTCCCGCGTTGTCGTGGTGGAGCGTACCGTGAACCGGCTCATCAACGTGGCGCCGACCTGGCCGGCCGCTTCTCTCTCGCCATCGCTCACGTCCCGCCGACGAGCCCAGACGGCGGCGAGGTCAGACCACGTCTCGACCGGTTCATTGAACTCATTGTTGACGGTCGTCGCCCGCTGGATGATGATCCGGCGATCGAGTTCCTGTGCAGTGATGGCCATCAGAGGAACGGAGCCCTGTATTTGGAGATGAGATCACGCTCGACACGGTCAAGAATGTCGGAACTGGCTTTCGCCGCCTCGTCATAATGCTTCTGAACGTGCAGGATGATCGCCGTTTTGATATCCTCCGGCGTCGTCGCCGCCTCGGCAACGATGGGCCAGCCGACCACAAACTCGATCGACACGGCCGCATCTTCGTAGAGGTCGGACGGAGCCGAGTAGTCGTTCAAGAACCGGACATAGGACCGGCCGCCGGCGTCGGTCTTCAGGGCATAATCTGCTTCAGCGACGGTCGCGATCTGCCCGCCTTCGTTGCGCCACTTGATGGAACTGACCGACTGCACCGGACGGAGGCCCAGCATCATCTTCTGCCCGAAGCAGTTGAAATCCTGCCGCCAGGTCTGGGCAACAAGAGCGATACCAAGGATGCCCGACCAGCCGTCATAATGCGCCACGGCCGACTTGATCAGCCGTTGCAGATCGGCGTCCGAATCCCCGCCGTCAACGCGCAGCGCCGACTTCACCTCTGCAAGGGAGACAGGCAGCGCTGACGGCGCGGTGACGAGAACAGGGCGGAGCATGGATCATTCACTCTTGTTTTTCGGTGATGCAGTTTCCGCCTTGTTGGCGGTCGCCTTGTCAGCCTTCTCCGGCTTGCTGGCGGCAGGCTTATCGGCGTTCGCCTTGGCTTCCTTCAAGACGCCGGCGTCGACGAGATGCTTCACTTCGGCTGGATCGGCCTGGCGGGTATCGCCCTTCAGATACTGCTTGTCGCCATAATGCTGGCGGAGGACATCGTAGGCTTTCATCGCACACTCTCCTTCGGTTCATAGAGAGGGCAGCCGAAACTGCCCTCCTTGATGAGCCGAACTTATGGGGTGACCGGTGGTGTGATATCGCCGGTGACGAAGGCTTCCGGACGGTAAACCGCAAGCGCAAGACGCTCTTCAGCGAGGATGGTGATGAGGTTCTTGATGAAGTCGTCATCGACATAGGCGGCCTCGATGCGGGCATCCCAGCGATCGAAAACCTGCGCGCCGAGGCGGAACGCACCGGTGAGGAAGTTGCCGGCCGCCATTGCCTGCGTGGAAACCACCGGAAGCCCCCATAGGGTCGGCTGTGCCGTGCCCTGCGGGTTGCCGATGATGTAACGACCCTCGCTGTCCTTCGTCAGTTCGATGGTTGCCCAATCGATCGGGTTGAGGACGTGACCCGTGGCCGGATATTCGGCAAGCGCCGCCTGCAGCATGGCAATGCGAAGTGTGTCGATTTCGGTGGTCGGAGTCGGCGCTACAAGACCCGCCGGCACGGCATAGGCCGTCGCCTGCGGCAGGATGCCGTGCAGGTTCTGGCCGGTACCATCTCCGTTAAGGAGTTGGGTTTCCTCGACATAGGCAAGGCCGTAAAGCAGGCGCTGGTCGATGATCGAGCGGAGCTGCGCGATATCGTCGAGAACCTGCTTGGAAGCCTTCATCCAGTGAGCGATGACCTTCGCAGAAGTCGTCACCAGACTGAACTTGATGTCTGAGGAGGGCTTTGCAGTATTTTCCGCCACCGGCGCCGCGCTATTGGTGAAGCCGGTTTCCTTGACATATTCAAGGGCGTTTCCGTCCATGCGGCCCTGCGAGAGAAGGTCACGCACGGTCATCCGGCGCTGCGGCAGTTCCAGGACGCCCGGCAAGCGGGTCGTCTGAATAGCCGCGCCGACGGCGCCGGCCGTATCGGTCGTTGCGGAGGTCAGCGTGGCCTTCACCTTCAGGTCAGCCCCGCGCGCCCCCTTCGAAAAGCCGCTGTCCTGGAAAGACTTGAAGCCATCCGACTCAACGAACTGCTCGCCAAACGACTTCTGCGGATCGTCCCCATTGCCGCGGTTGCGGGCCATCTTCTGCTCAAGCTCAGAAACCTGCTCCTGCAGACCGTTCATCTTCAGGAGGGCTTCGTCAGCCTTCTCCTTGATGGAGGTGGAAAGCTCCTCACCGGATTTCGCTTTGCCGAGTGCTTCTTCGGCGATGGCTTTTACCGCATCGATAGATTGATCAAACTTGGCCTTGACCTGCGCCGCGAGTTGCTCGGCGGATGGACCGCCACCACCGAGGTCATCAGGCGGCGCGAAGAAAATGCGCGGGCCGACGAGAGACGATGCCACGCGGGCAACGCCGGCGGCGCCGATAGCTGCATACGGTGCCAGAGAGGCGATGTCGGCAGGGTTGATGAGGCCGACTGCGGCGTTTGCTCCGGTCGCCGTGAGCACGCCCACGACAGCGAGCATCGCCACGGCGAGCGTGGTGAAGATATGACGTTTCATTGCGGTGTCCTTTCTGGACAGGAGAGGAAAATCAGCTGCGGAGGAGAGCTTCCAGGAATGCAGCCGGTTCATTCGCCTTACTGCCCTCAGACTCACTCCGAATGGCCTTGGCATAACCGTGCGAGGCGATCGCAACGGCCATGCTTTTCGGAACCCCTGCCTCGCGCAGGATGTCCTCGAAATCCTTGATTGGCATGGGGTCTCCATCGCGCAGCCGGCGGGCGAACTCTTCCATGCGTTCCGATTTGACGGCTTCGATCCGCGCGCGGCGATTGGCCGGGAATGAGACCGGGGAAATCTCCCGGAGATCCAGTTCTTCGAGGTTGCGGACATTGCCGTCAGGCGTGACCTTCACCTCGCGATAGCCGATTGAAAGGCCGCCGATTGCCTTGGCCTTCATCAGCGCGTGCGTCTCGCGGGCCTTCTGCACTTCCATGATGAGCCGGCCCTTGCCCCAGAGCCCCTTCGAATCTTCTGCCAGATCTTCCCAGACGCCGATCGGCACATCCGGGTTGTGCTGCCAGAGCATCAATATGGTAGAGCCCTCGCGGCGGTGCTTTGCCAGCGAGGCCACGAACGCGCCCGGCATCACCTTCTCGCCGTAGCTGTCGACGTTGCCGAAGACGGAGCCGTATCCTTCAAAGGTTCCTTCATCCGACAGATCCTTGATCTGCAGGGCGAAATCCTTGGTTTTCATGATCTCTATTCCTCGTTCGGCGGCGGAAGTTGCTGCTGCTGGCCGGCCTCGGTGATCGGCACGTTCTGCATCTGCATGCGCGGCACATCGCCACCGGTAACCGGTGGCATGTTTTCCAGTGCGCGGACCTCATTGATTGTCATCCAACCGTTGGTGAGGCCGGATTGGTAGAAGCTGGCCCGAGCCGCACTGTCGCCGCGCAGCAGGCCCTCAAGGTTGAACTCGATAGTGATGCCGGCTGCACGGTCTTCCGGCCGTAGCAACTGCTTCTCCAGAGCCTGCTCGATCCGCTTCAGTCGGCGGCGCAGCGTGAACTTCTGAAAGCCGAGAACCTGTTGCTCGAGTCCGGAACCAAAGCTCGTCACCTTTTGCGTGTGGCCGACCATGAAGGGAGGGACACCGAAGATCCGGCAGATTTCCTCAACCGAGAACCCGCGAGACTCCAGCATCTGGGCGTCTTCCGGGCTTATGGTCAGCTGCTCCCATTTGGTGCCACCTTCCAGAACGAGCGGCCGCCCCGAGTTGGCAGCGCCGAGGAACTGCTCGGCAAGCTCGGTCTTTGTCAGCGTGCGTTGTTCCGAAGACAGCCACTTTTCGAAGGTCAGGACGCCGGAGGGGCGAAGGCCATTCTTGAACATGCCGCCGGCAGATCGATCGATAGCGCGCGCCAGGCTGAACGCGTTGCGACCAAAGTGAAGCGTTGACATGCCGCCGAGAGGATTTCCGCCGAAGCCACGAATGTGCAGCATCGTGGCGTCAGTCTCGACGTAGGATTTCCCGTTCTCGGTCCAACGATATTCCAGGTCACCATTGTCGAGCCGCCTGACGGACACGAGGCCCGGTGCCACCGGATAAAGACCCGACACCTGTCCGACGCTGCGCTCGACCCGCGCATAGGCATTGCCCCACAGCTCGATCGAGGCGTTGGCGAACTCCCAGAAGTCGACGGCCGTTTGGTCGTAGTTCGGGCTGTCATGGAGAACGCGGTAGAGCGGATGACCGCGGGCAACAGTGCGGCGGCCTTGCACGTCGGTCCGATAGACCATCAACGGCAGGCTGGCGATCGTGCCGGCAAGCAGGTTTACACAGGCCCAGACCGTCGACAAGGACATGGCCGAGTCGTCCGTAACGACCTCGCCGGCATCGCCGCGCATGCTGTCCGGGTACCAGCTGTCAGGCTCACGAACCGTAAGGCGGCGTATCGTGTCTGCCATTTTCCGGAAGATCTTCACACTGCCCCCGCCAAGCTCTTGAAATAGTCATCCATCCCGGATTCTTCCTCGCCCATTGCCAGACCGACGCCCATCACGGTCGCGATGATCCCATCGATCTTGTCCAATGAGTTCTTCTTGTCCGGCACGTAGTTGAGGTTCACGTCGAAGCGTACCGTGCAGTGCCCCGCCATCCAGGCAAGAACCGGATGTCCGCCGTGCTCGACCTTCCCAGCGAAGACGAGCCGCTCGAATTCCTTCGTCGGCCCTGACAGGGTCTGGTGCCCCTGCCGCATCTCAACCTGCAGTTCGGCGTCCATGCCGTCATGCTGCAGATCGCCGGCAAGCTTACGCGCGTTCCATGGGTCGAAGCCGAATGCCTGCACATCGAACTGTGCGCAGGCATCCTTGATCGCTTCCTGCACAAAGGTCTGGTCGACGGAGTCCCCCGGCGTGGTGCGCAAGGCTCCGTCCCGAACCCACTTCTTCCAGTCAACCCGGCGATCCTGCTCGGCGCGCTCGTCGAGCGTGTCCTCCGGCACCCAGAAAAGCGGGATGATCACCCACTTCTCGTGCTCGTCATCCGGCGGGATAACGATGACGAGGGCGGTAAGGTCTCGCGTCGACGAAACGTCACAGGCGAGAAAAGCCTTGCGCCCCTTGTGCCGCGTCCAAAGCTCCTTCCACGACGTTGGATCGGCGGTGCACGCTGCCCATTTGGGGCGCGGTATCCATCCCGAGAGCTGATCGACCCAACGATTGAGGTGGTAGCACTGGAAAATGGATTCTTGCGCCGGCCTGCCCTTCGCCTTCTTGAACTCTGTCCTTAGATAATCGAGCGTAGGCGTCAGGCCGAGACTGGGATTTGCCTTCCGCCAAGTCTCTTCATTGGTCCAGTCGTCATCCTCGTCGATGCCGAAGAACACGACCAAGGTCGTGGGATCGTCGATCTCGTCTCGCATGATGGAGATCGACTCTTCGAACCACTCGAAGCCGGTTCGGTTCTGCTTCCGCCCGGCCGTCGACGCGTAGAGTTCGATCGGCTGCAGTCTGGCGCCCGTCCCCTGCCGGAGCGTGTCGGCCAAGTCCCGGGTTTTCCATTCGTGGATCTCGTCTCCGACGATGACAGTCGGCGATCGGCCGTGCTTCCCGTCAGGCGCGCCGGTCAGCAGCTGGCAAAGCGATGTCGTTTCCCTCAGAAAGATGCTCTTGTCGTGCAACGAAATGCGTTCGTTGCCCTGGACATCCTCCATCAGCCCATCGGCCTCGCGGATGATGTCCTGCATCTTCCCGAAAGGAACGCGCCCCTGATCCTCGTTCCGCCCGAAAACATAGGCCTCGGCGCCGTGGACCTTCTCCAGGACGAAGAACAGGACGGCGAGTGCCGCCAGGAATTCTGATTTCCCGTTCTTGCGCGGTATCCAGAGATCCAGGCGACGAAACACGCGGACGTGCTCGACGCTCGGCCGATGTGTCGCCGGGTCGATCACCTCGATCGGCTTCTTCCAGCCGACGAGGAGGCGAACCGTGATGTCCTGCCACTTCACCAGCCGGAACGGCACGCCCTTGAAGCGGTCGTTCGTCAGCCGGAAAATCTGCGGCCAACGCTCGACGATCCTGTCCGCCTTGGCATGATCGAACCAGGCGCCTGGTACCGCCGCGGCTCGGTTCCACCCCGAAATCGCCCAAGCATAGGCGGGGTCGTCTGCAACTTCGGCCAGCCACTTAGGGTAAGGCACGGCCAGCGGATAAGGCGCGGCCATGTCGGCACCTTCAATTAGGCCGCATACCGGGCGGCTGGCTATCGCTCGCGTTCATGAGGTCCATCGGATCGTCGCTCGGGGCGCGCGGTGCTTGCGACGCGGGATGGGAACCGGAAAGCGGCAGCTTGCCCTGACCGGCATTGAACGATTCGACACGGACCAGGTCCTGATCGCGCACCGGCGTGAAGCCGAATTCCGCATCGAGGAGGCGCAGAGCGGTTTCAGCCTTCGCCATGAACTCGATGTTCGGATGTGTCCGGATCACGGTCTCGCCGTCGCCCTTCTTCACCTTGATCGAGGCTCCGCCCCTCGGCAGGTCGCGGCGGAGCTGCTCGGCGGCTGAGACATAAAACTGCGTCCAGATGCAGTAACGCGCCAATGCTCGCCGGTACCCCGGGCGGCGACGGCCGGCACTGCGCAGGACTTCCGCCTGTTCCTTCCAGACCTTGATCGCCTCTGCCCAATAGGCAGGCGCTCGGACGAACACGTCAGGGATCGGGAACGGATCGGCCGCCGTTGCCGGCTGCGCGGCAGCCGCCTCGGCCGCCGTCTCGATTTCCGCTTCGACCTTGCGCTTGCGCCGACCAGGGAATCCCTTCGCGGCTTGCAGAAGCGGGTCATCCTTGCGCCGTCCCATGTTCGATCAATCATCCGCTCGATCGGACACCGCCTCGCCCGGTCCCGAAAAAAAAGTTATCGCCAAAAATATCGCGCCGATTTTTTGCGCGTTAGGCCGCCGGTCAGGAAGGAGGTTGGTCTAGACTTTCAACCTCCCCCCCACCCCGTGGCTACCCCTCGACCTCGTCGCACCGCATGCCGTTTGCGATGCAAACCGCGACGGCACTGTTCAACCAAAGGTCCTGGAGGCGAATGGTGCCCGAGGCGTACATCTTCTCCAGCCGCTGCTTCACGCTGTCATGATGCCACTTGCACGATGACTGCCACATGCCGGTGTCCCAGAACTTGACTGGATCACCATGATGAGGATCGACGTGGTCGACCAGAGTTGCAGGTACGATGCGGCCGAGGGCGCGGCATCCGATGCACAGCGGGCTGTTGCTGAGATGGGTCTTGCTGGCTTTCGACCAGCGGTGATTGTAACCACGATCGCTGGCGCTTCCACGCCACCTGTCTGCCTGGCGCTTCTGCTCCGGTCTCGACGGTGCACCGACCGGCTTGAACTGCTTCGCGCGCCTCATATCCTTTAAACGAAAAAGGCGACCTCTCGGCCGCCTGTCGTCTGGTCATAGCTTTCGCACTTGCCCTGAATCTGTGCCTCGGGTTCGAGGCCGTCAAGGCTGGGGCTGACCGGTGTACCGACCTCGGGATTGCTCCCCGCTGGCTAGGCGTTCTCAGAGGCTCACTGCAGGATCATCAGCTCATCCAGTGGCAAAATGACTCTCACAACTTCTTCAGCAAAGCAAGAGGCACTGTCACCGGTACCTGACCGCCCATGAAGTCGATCGATACCACCACGTCGCCACGCCCCTTTTTGCTTGGGGTGACGACGACGGCCTTCCTATCGCAGAACGGTCCTGCCGTAATCCAGACCGGGTCTCCAGCCCTCACGACAAGGGCAACAGGCCGTTCCCAATCATAATCACCATTTCGAGCCAGAGCATTGAATCTGCTTATTTCCTTGTCGCTCAGGCGCATCGGCCGTTCGCATCCGCCGAGAACGTCAATCACGTGCTCGACACCCAGCAATCCGGCAAGATACTCGGCAAGCGCCACCATCTGCACCAGAACATAACCATGGATGACCGGCATCATCCGGCCCTCGATCACGCGACCGCGACGGCGCAGATCCGGCCCTTTCCGCATCGGCACGAGCGACTGCACACCCATGTCGGTAAGGCTGTTTTCCACAGCCTTCTCACGTCCCGTCCAGACACGTAGCGCAAACCACGGCGCTCTGCCGCCATTGATTCGCCAGTTCGTGGTGACGAGAGCGCCCTCGTCGAGCAGACCGTCGCTGATCCTCCGCATCCGATCGGCGAAGCGATCAGGGCCCTGCAGCGCAATCGGGCTTCCCGTGAATGTCCTACGCTGCATGATCATCGCCCTTGCTCCTGTTCGCGAGATAATCGGAAATTCGTTCGCGGTAGCGCTCGACCGCTTCGGCGACGAGGAAGTCGAGATCGCCCTCGCCTTCGATTGCCGGGAAGTAAATCCACTCAGGCAGGCGCCCTTCAGGGAAGGGCCAGCCACGGCGCCTGTGCTCGCGCTGCCATGCGGCAAGCAGATCGCTGTCACGACGCACCGCCTGGAAGCCATGCCCTGCCTCTTCCAGCACCAGAGGGCAGACCGAGCCCTGCGCCGAGCGCGCCCTCTCCTGCATGCTGTTCACAGCGGGCCATCCTGCGCGCATGCGCTTCTCGGCCATAACGTCGGCGAGCGTCGCTTTGCCCGCGTCGATCTGCATCTGCTCGAACTTGGTCGGCGGCGCGACGATGCCCGTCGGTGGCAGCAGTAGCTCCGAGATCCGCGTCGCTGACCAGAGCTTGCCGAAAGGCGCCGCCATCGCGTTCGAGGGCCTCGCCGCCTCATCCTCGGCAGGCACGTCCCTCCAGAGCTTTTCGCCGAAATAGGTGGATGGTGCCGGCGTGTGGGATTTCTTCTGCGCCTTCAGGAGCTGTAGCCAGCGAGGGAACCGTTCGGCCGCTTCCCGGCGCTCTTCCGCCGTCAGGGCATACCAGGAACGCCGTGCAGGCTCCTTCGGCATGCCGGCGAAGCCGGGCCAGTCCTTCACCAATGCCCAGAAGGCAGCATCGATCTTGCGCTGATCTTCCGGCTCCTGCTCACCTTCCGAAGCCTCGCGCCCGCCCTCTCTCAGATTCTGATAATCAGTATTTGCTGAATCTGAGTTATTACTATGTGCCGATTTTACCGGCGACGGTGAAACCGGCGACGGCGATGCCGTCGCCGGTAAATCCGTCTGCGGTAGAAATGCAACACCTCCCGTTTCGCTATTGTTTTCAGCGGCATAAACGGCTCGCGGCTCGTCAAAGATAACGAGCACGGAAGATCCGAATTTGCCGTCCTCGCGCTGCTGTTCGCGCTCCGCATAGCCAACCTCGACCAGCTCGGCGATCATCTTGCGAGCCTTGTCGCGCCCGCAATTGCCCCTTTTGATGATGTCGCCGATCACGACGGTCCAGTTGTCGGGCTTCGAAAGCAGATAGCTCAGCAGCCACCGCGCCTCCATCGAGAGCCGGTCGTCTTCGAATACATGATTGGGTATCGCCGCATAGCGCGCGTTGCGCACTCCACGGCGGATCGTGGCTTCCTGGCTCATTTCCCCTCTTCCGCGATACCGCGCGCAATGACCTGAATTCCGATGCGGGCGTGTTCCCGCATCATTCGAACCGTGAAGGCCGCCAACCCGTCGGGCCCGCGAACCGCCGAAAGCGCCGCGACCTCGGCTGCAAGATAGGCAAGGCCTTCATGAAAACCGGCCACCGAAAGCAGCCGGCCGATGGTGACCTGGTCGCGGATAAGCACCGCGAGCGGCGTTTCGAGCAGCCACCGCGCCCGCGCCGCATGGTCCGCAGCGTCGGCAAGCTCTTCGATGATGGGAAGCAAAGCGCTCATGCTGCCTCGCTTTGCCGGGTGACAGCGCCGATGCCCCATTGCTCAAAGCGCGCGTCGATCCACTTGAGACCGGCCCTCGCACAGGCCCGATGCGAGGACGTGCAGACCGCTGATTCGTCCTTCAGGATCGGTCGTAATCGGCCCGCCAGCTCGGCGAGACCGAAGCGCAGCGCAGCCGCAAAGGTCGAGAGATTGCCGGTGCGGTCGCTTGTGCCGCCGGCATAGCCCTTGATGTCGTACGCGGCCGCGATCGAATAGGTGCAGTCGTCGTTCAGGTGCACGCTGAAACGGGCAAAACTGCCCTTGCGCATGCCGCCGACATGGAACTCGACGGGCGCCGTCGTGCCGGGCCCGGGCGGAAGCTTCGAGGCCGGCTCCGCTGACGCCAAGACGTCGCATTCCTCATTGCCGATCAGCGCGTGCAGATGTCCGCGCGGCTGCCACGCAGGATCTTCCTTGCGACGCTCACGAATGTGATCGTCAGTCGTCTCGCCATCCTTGCAGAGACCGAAAGGCGGATTGTGCAGTTTGACCTTTTTCTTCCCGCCTTCAGTGAACTGCTCGCTGCAGACGCGCTCCATATAGGCCTTGCAATCGAGGCCGCCGGCGTGGATGAGGTGATCGTGCGGACAAACTTGAAACGAGCGATAACCCGTTCCGGAAAAGAACGGCTTGTCGAGATCGACCACATGCGCATTGCCGCCGCCGAGGCCAAAGAGTCCTCCATAATGGAAATCGACCCGGCAGCCGAAAAGGTCGATGAGGAACCTGCCCGGTTGCCCGAACATCGGCACGCCGCCATCCGGCGCGGCAAGCTTGTCCATCAGCCAATCACGCGCGTCGGCAAGGCATGAGAACCGGCCATTGCCCTGCGGCGGACCGCAAGAGCTGCTCCAGTCGATGCCGGGATCAATACCGAACAGGTGTTCGGCAATCGCGTCCAGGCGGTCATAGGCAAGGCGCTGGCCGTCAGGGTCCGCCGCTATGACTGACTTGTGGTAGCTCTTCAGCCAACTTTCGGCGACGAGCACAAGCTCGTCATCCGGAGCGTTGGCCGGAATAGTCTCGCGATAAGCACGCTTCCGCTCAGCGCTTTCGACGCGCTGTTGCTCCCACTCGGAGAGTTTGTCAGCCTTCTTTGACTTTGCCGGCTTTGATGGCGCCGGTTCGGCATGTACCGCTTCTGGCGGGTCAGCGGATATCTCGTCCCCTGCCTCAAAGCCCCAAAAGTCCCACATGCCATTCAGCCGCACGTCGCCCTCGCCGAGGCTCGCCTTGCGCTGGAAAAGCTCCAGCTTGCGCATCTCGGGAAACAGCCTGTCGATCTGCTCGGCAAACCACACCGGCTTACGGCTATGCTCGCCCCTCGCTTCCGAGTAGAGGCTTTCCGGCTGTGTTCCCATGATGAGCCCGGGAAAGTCGCCGCGCTTGCCGATCAGCAGATGCTCGGTCCGATCACGCACCCAGCGGCCCATGCCGATATGCTGCTTGTCCCAGGTGATGGCGGTAACGAACTCGAAGCCCCAGGCCTTCAGCACGGCAATGCCGTCGTCGAGCCGGTTAGTGGTCACCCAAAGGAACAGGATGGCGTCACGCGTGAACGGAGTTTTGTCGCCAGCGCACAGCGCCATGATTTCCTCGAGCGACATGGGCGGGTACATCAGGCCCTTGTCCTGCCCCGTCTCGTCGCTCCATGCCTCCTGCTCCCAAGGCGGATCGGCATAACCGACAGCGTAGGCAGCGCGCGGCATCTGGCCAGCGGTGCGCCGGCCGTGCTCGGCGATTGCGTTGATGACGCCGATCCGGATCGCCCGCTTCGTCGCCATCTTGTCCGAGCGGATCTCGTGCGCCTCGGCTTCCTTGGCCTTGTCCGCCTCGAAGAGCGCGCGGACATAGACTTCCTGCTCCTCTTCGCGTAGCGCCTTCAGGCGATCGAGCACGACGCCCTTGTCGTGACGCGTGCCGCGCAGCATCCGTAGCGCCTTCTCGGATATCTTCTCGCCGCGCTCGGCATCGCGCTGAATGGCACGCTCGGATTGCCCGGTTGCCTCGGCCGTCGCCGCGGTGAAGCGCTTCGGCTCATCAACGGTAGCTTCGCCAAGTTGGCGAAGCTTCGGCCTACCATTGCCCGTGGCTCCATTCGCCGTATCCGGGTGCTTCATCAGGTAGATTTCCTTGCGACGAAACACGAACAACGCCCGATCGGCGGGCGTCAGCTCGGCGCGGCAAAGGTTCTCGTCGATTTCCCAAAGCTCGGCGTCGAGATCATCCTCGTTGCGGATGATCGCCGCGATATACTCCCGGCCGAGCTGCTTCATCGCTTCCAGCCGGTGTGCACCCGCAACGAGCTTGACGTCATAATATCCGTCGCCCGCCTTCCAGGACCCGACCACGGAAATCGGCGTGCGCAGCCCGAGCTCCTCGATCGACGCTTTGATGGCGGCGACCTTCTCCGGATCGACCTCACGCAAGCGATAACCCATTTCGATCTGATCGACTCGCAACGCGACCGGCAGATCGCGGCTGCCGGTCTTGATCTCGAATTCCGACTTCCAGCCGCCATCAGTCATCGTCACCTCCCGGAAGCATACCGAGGGCAGCGAGATAGGTGTCGAGCACGGCCATTTCGTTGTTGTAGTCGTCGATGCTCTTCTTCCGGATCTTGATGATCCTGCGGATGGCCTTGTTCTCGAAGCCCATCGCCTTCGCCTCGGCGTAGACGGCCTTGATGTCATCGGCGACCGTCGCCTTCTCCTCCTCCAAGCGTTCGACACGCTCAATGAAGGCGCGAAGCTGGTCGCGCGCTACCTGGTTGGAAGAAACCTCATGGCCGGGCCTACCCGTCGACGAGGAGGATGGCGGCAGCGTATCGTCACCAGCGGCTGCGGATTTGCCGCGCACAGACATGGGGTCGAATTCGGTCATCTCAACCCACCTTCATCGTACCGACGCGCTGCAGGATCGCCGCTTTACCCAAGGCGGGCGGCGCGCCGACACGCTGCGGAAAGGTTTTGTCGATCCATTCCAGCACGCCGGCTCGCAACGTTTCCGACTTGGGCGGATAAGCGACACCCTGCCGACGCTTCTCACGGCGATGCGCATCGTCCCGGTCGACAAGCTCCCAGAAATCGAAGCTCTCCAGGGCTTTGGCAAAGCCGGGGTTGGCAAGTGCGGCCGGCCGTTCCGTCATGGCCATCAGCATCGGCAGGAGACACCCGGAGTCCCAAGTGTCCGGATTGTCGCCATAACCCGCGGTCGCGCGCAGCAGCTTCAGAGCCGCGACTATGGGCGCGCGCGGCCGCTGCTCGATCAGCTTGATGAAGCCTTTGATCGAATAGATTTCGCCGGGCTTCTTGTCCTTCGGGCTCTTGCCGTAGGTCAGTATCCTGCAGCCGCCCTCGCGAGCGATCTCGTCTGCATCCCTCGCCCATTTATCGCCTGCAGCCAATGCGGCTTTGAACAGCTGCCAGATCGTGACCTGCGTCACCTTCCCATTGACCGCGGCGAATGCAGCCGCCTGCTCGCCGCGCGTCATCTGCACGATCTGGCAGGGCACCTGAGTAAATCCGCACATTGCCGCCGCGTGTGTGCGGTGCTGTCCGTCGATCACGGCATATGCGCCACCCTCGACGGGGGAAACAAAAACCGGCGAGAACATCGACCAGCGGAAGTGCGCGGCAATACTGCGGATCGCCTTCCAGTTCTGGGATTTCAGATCGCGCTGATAGCTGTCGTCAAACACGAGCCTCTCGATATCGATCCACTGCAGGATCGGGGCCGACCCGGCATTCACATCGGCCCGCAGATCCCTGCGAGAAATTTCTATCTTTCTCACGACCTTCTTCCTTCCGATTGTTCGATGATCTTGCAGACCTCGTCCTCGTCGATGCCGAGTTCGGCGGCGATCGAGTGCGTGTCTCGGTTGTTCTGAAGCCAGAGCTTCAGCACGCGCTCGACGAGGATCTGGCGGGAAAGCGTCGTCATTCCACCCTCGCCAGCTGGTCGAGATACGCCGCACCGCGTGCGGTCAGCCGCACGTCGTTACGACCTTGACCGACCCAGGCGACGAAGCCGGCGGCCCGTGCCGTGACCACTGCCTCGCGATCGGCATTACGAACGAGCGTGTAGGCGTCGCCACCGGCCCGGACGCGTCGCATGAAGGCGATGCAGCGCGGTCCGACTGGCCCGCTTGCCGTCCAGCAGGTAGGGAGAGCTGCGCGGTCCATCAGTGAACCCCCTTTCGGGCGATATCGCCGAAGCCGTTCCCCCGCATGGATTCGAGAGCAGCGCGCAGTCCGTCTACGGTCGCCTCGTCGTCCAGTCCGGCGGTAATCGCAGCTGCCGCACAAGCGACCGTGACGACGCTGACAGCTGCTTCCGGATCGTCCGGCAACAGTTCGCAGATCGCGGTCACCGTCTCTCTCGAGTTTTTCGGTTCCCCGTCCATCAAGCAGCCCCGTCCATCATCATCGCTTCAAGGCGGGCGAGATCCTGCTTCGCAGCCACAATGCGGCTGCGGATGGCCTGGCGCTCCGCCGCGTCAATGCGGCCATCCTCGATCGCCTGTGCGACGGTGCGCACGACATCGTCGAGGACGCCGTCAAGGCGCAGGACCGCGCTGGCGGTGACCGCGCCGAAGCTCGAAATGCGCTCGTCCTTCACAATCCGTGACATGGCGGTGAGCAGGAACGGATGGTCGCACCGCCGGTCGAGTTCGGCGGCAAGATCGAGGCGGATGAAGCTGTCGCGCCATTCCTCGCCCGTGGAGGCGTATTTCGTCAGCGTGGACGATGCGACGCCGAGCGCCTCGGCGGCCCGGCTCACGCCGCCGAGAGCCTCGTAGGCCGCAGCCGTGGCGGCCTTGATGATGGATGCATGTTCGTCAGAAATTGCACGCACGAAAACACCCCTGAGTTTGGGTCAAGGAAAAAATCAACCGAAAGGATTCCGTGAAGGCCGCGCGCCGGCGGCTTAGGGTCAGCCCATCAAATCAAGGAGGGCCGCATGGATACGCAGAGGCAAAAACAGAGACAGGGACGCGCCGCGATCGGGCGCGTCCCTGCCAGGCGGCAAGGTCGCCAGTTGGGAGGAGGAGACCGGCACCTTGCTGGGGGAACATCATTCGGCCGCCTCCGAAACCAGAGGCCGCGACACGCCGGCGGGCCATTCAGCCCCTTCCGGCCAGTTTTCGGAGAACCAAAGCATCGCACGCTCAAACGTGCCGGTGTTGAGATCACTGCGACTCTGCGCCAGCAAATCCAGCGTTGAGCCGCGATTAAGCACGATCGTTGAAACGCGCTGCCTGCCTATGCCGCGGGCGCGACCGAACTCGTCGGAGACCAGGATGAGTTGTTCTCGAAGCGTCATGGGAACGGAAAATGCGGAAACATTTCCGCCGAGTCAACAGAAATCTTTCCTCTTACAAGTCACCATAGGCACGGATAGAATTCCGCACATGACGGAAACAATTCACGACCGCATCAAAGAACGATTGAGAACCATGGATTTGAGCCCCCAGGCTGCATCCATGAAGGCCGGTTTGTCGAAAGACACACTGCGCAAGTTGCTAGCCAACAGAGACCAACTTCCCACTGGAAAAACGCTTTCGGCGCTGGCTCCGGCCCTTGAAGTTTCTGAGCAATGGCTGCTCACTGGCCAGGACAGCGGTTCCGGTCAACCACCGCAACCACACCAAGACGTGCGGGTCGCCAATATTGAACTGCCCGCTAACTCTGCAATGCCGAAAGATGTGCCCGTCCTCGGCACAGCTGCCGGATCACACCATAGAGGAGCTTTCCAACTGACTAGTGACGCCATCGATTACGTGCGGCGGCCGCCTGCGCTGATGGGAACGAAAGATATCTACTCCCTTTATGTTGAGGGCAGCTCGATGGAGCCGCAGTATTGGCAGGGGGATTTGGTCTATGTTCACCCCCACAAGCCGGCGCGATCCGGCGATGCCGTGGTGGTACAGTGCCGCATTGGCGAAGAGGAGCCCGAGGGTACAGTCGAAGCGACGATCGGCCTCTATGTTCGGCGCACCGGAGAGGCCCTCATCATCCGCAAACACAATCCGCCGGCCGAGATCGAAATCAAAAACGAAGCGATCATTTCCTATCACAAGGTTTTGACCATGAATGAGCTCTTCGGAATCTAGTCGGTAACTAACCGAATCAGCCTCCAAAGGCCCGGCAAATTTGCCGGGCTTTTTTGTTTCCGCGCACAGCCACGCCGAACTAGCGGAAATCTTTCCGCCACCATGGTTGACAGCGGAAATATTTCCGCCTTATGTTTCCGTCCATCCTCCTAGTGGAGTGGGGCGGAAATGTTCGCCACCGGGAGGTCACTTCCTCGAACCCGGAGACGAACGATGCAACCGAACCGCGGAATTCACACCAGAAACACCATTGAGCGCATGGCCGAGGCG